ATTATTTTATATAATTTGTTTGGGGTTGAGGCAACTACAAAGATGTTATTTTTTAAAATAGAACGTAAATACTGGTCACAGTTAAAATCGTTCTTATATTTTTTAAATTACATTCCTATCGGCCCGATCATTATTAATCAAGAAGTAATAGAAATATACGAGATAGAAATGGATCAAGAAGTACTACTAGCGCTGAGTAATATGTAATGGGTCGTTTTGTTGATTCTATTATTGCTTATAGAATTTTAAGAATGCTAACCACTCCGTTTGAAGAAACAGATGCCTTTAGATTAGGTATCATTGATGATAAAGGTAAGGAGTTAAAAAAACTTAGCTCTTTAAACACGGTTGAGGAGCGCGATGCTTACAGCATACTTCATCGTATGGTTTTTAGAATTAAACGTATTATTGAGAAAGTTCCTATAGAAAATAAAAAACTAGTATCTTTTGCAGCAGCACTATCGCTAGTCAAAGAGCATTACGAGCTTAAACATGAACCTATTAATTTAGAAGAACTCTTTTTAAATAAATTACATACCGATCTCACCGAAGAACTTAACACTATTAAAAAACTAGGTAATCAACATATGCTTACGTTTAAGCATTTTTATGAAGAAGCTCCTGCTAATAATGCTTCAGCCTCGCCTGGTATTGCAGGCTTTACACCTGAAACATTAGGGGTAAAAGTCAGACCCAAGTTACTAAGACGGAAGAAAATAAATGCTGAAATTTCTAAATAAATTATTCGGAATTCCCGAACCCAAGCCAGTACAAAACCCTCCTATTACTATTACTATTGATACTAATACTGCTGAAGTAAAACCAGAGACCATAGTAGCTCATGTACCGGAAGTTAAAGAGCCTGAAGTAAAAGTTACAGTAAAACAAAAACCAGCTAGGAAGCCAGCCAAGCCTGCTACTAAAGCTAAACCTAGAGCTAAAAAATAGTGTATGGATCCCAATCAAGATACCAGACTTTCGGTACTCGAAAGTCAAGTAACTACCATTACTAATTCTGTTGGTAAACTTGAAACTAAAGTGGAATCTAATTACGCTACCCTTCATCACAGAATCAGTGATTTAAGAGATGACTTTCATAATAATCTTGAAACAAAAACTAATAAAATTTTTGAAAAAATGGATGAGCAGTCTAAACAATCATCCTCACAACATCAAGCTATAGCAGATAAAATTACATCCATAGAACGCTGGAAATGGATGGTTATAGGTGGAGCAATAGTAATAGGTTATGTTTTAGCACACATAAAGTTAGAAAAACTCTTTTAGTAGCCTATCAACAGGTTTTCTAATATAATAAAGCCTCTTAATGGGGCTTTTTATGTCTATATTCTTAGATACCAAATATTTACTTTTAATAAGTAACCGACTACCTTTATTTAAAAAGAAAAAAGATACTACCTATAACTGTAGATGTATCTTTTGTGGTGATTCTCAAAAGAATATCAGAAAAGCACGTGGATACTTCTTTCATCATAAAACTGATATTCGGTATAAATGCCACAATTGTGATGTATCTATAAGTATGGGTGGTTTTCTAAAACAAATTGACCCAACACTTTATTCCCAGTATGCATTAGAACGTTATACAGAAGGTCACCAGCAACCCATTAAATCAGTACAAGAATTTGAGTTTGAGCAACCTCAATTTAAGTCTAAACAAGAAAGATTATTAGATAAAATATTGATACGGGTTAGTCAGCTAGATCCTGAACATGAAGCTGTAAAGTATTGTAAAACACGGCTTATCCCTGATAAACAATTAGAAAACATATATTATATCGATAATGTTCAGAACATAGTTCAGTTGAACGAGCATTATAAACAAAGTATATTAGGGCAAGAACCTAGAATCATTTTTCCATTTTACGATACTAATCATCAGCTATCAGGAGTTACCTGTCGAGCTATTCGCGGAGAAGCATTACGGTATATTACCATTAAAATTAAAGACAATGTACCGTTAATCTTCGGATTAGAGAATATTAATAAAAATAAACCCGTCTATGTAGTAGAAGGACCAGTAGATAGTTTATTTGTAGATAATTGTATTGCTGTAGCTGGTACTTCTTTTGATAAAGTAGAAGGTATTACTGATATAAATAGTTTAGTATATATTTTTGATAATCAGCCTCGTAACAAAGAGGTCTGCAGTATCATGCAAAAGCATATTAATAAAAATGTACCTATGGTGATTTGGCCACAAACAATTCAAGAAAAAGATATTAATGACATGGTGAAAGCAGGTAGAAATATTAATCAAATTATTAAACAGCATACATATCAGGGTCTTCAGGCTATGGTTCAATTTACAGCATGGAAACGAGTATGAAGGTCAGGTTAGTAAGCTACTCACAACCATCGGAGGAGATGTTAGAAACATATGAGCACCATCTTATTCCCGATCTACAAGATCTCGTGGCCTACTGTGCAAGAGTGTCTAATCCCTCCAATCAGCTCAATACAGAAACTACAGAAAAACTACTCGCATACCTTATCAAACACCAACACTGGTCACCCTTTGAAATGGTCAGCGCCTGCCTCGAAATCGAAACTACTCGAGACATTGCAAGACAAATCCTACGACACAGAAGTTTTAGCTTCCAAGAGTTCAGCCAGCGATATGCTGACCCTACTAAAGAACTCTCATTCGTTTTTAGAGAAGCAAGGTTACAAGACCCCACTAACCGACAAAATTCTATCGAGTTAAAAAAGACTCAAGGGCATATGGATCTACAAGAGTTATGGAAAGAAAAACAGCAGCGTGTTATGTATGCAGCCTTTGAAGCGTATGAATGGGCTATTAAGAACGGTATTGCTAAGGAACAAGCACGTTGTGTATTACCTGAAGGTAATACCGTTTCTAAGCTATATATGAATGGAACCTTGAGATCCTGGATACACTATATAGATTTACGATCAGGTCATGGTACTCAGTTAGAGCATATTGAGATCGCAAAAGCGTGTGCTAAAGTAATTAACCATATAACACCTATGATACAAAGGTTTGTACAACATGAATGAACCTATAGTTCTAGTTAGTTTATTACCAGGTATAATATTACATTTGTTATGGCTGTTGTCTATAATTGCAATACTATCATCTGTATTACTGAAAAAATATCCTCCAATAAATAAATTTTATTTTCCTTTAAGGGTAGGTGGTTTCGCTTTACTATTGTTTATGACTTATATTGAGGGTGCGCATTTTATTAATAATAAATGGCAAGAAAAAGCTGCAGAATTACAAGAAAAGATTAAGCAAGCAGAAGAACAAGCTAGACAAACAAATACAGTAATAGAAGAAAAAATAGTAGAGAAAACTAAAGTTATTAAAGAAAAGGGAGATACTGTTGTACAGTATGTTGATCGTGTAGTAAAAGGTGACACACAAATCATTGAAAAGAACCTTTCAGAAGCTGAGCGCGAAAAATTTAAAATACAGATCAACGAACTATCCCTAGCGCAAAAAAACTGCCCTATAGTCCCAGAGTTAGTTATTAATATGCATAATGAAGCAGCTAAACCTCCCTTTAAAGGAGATAAAAAATGAGAGTGATACTATTATCATTTTTAATATTTCTATCTGGCTGCACAATGTTCGTACCTGTTAAACCACCTAAGTTTCCCGATGCAGTCCCAGAATTAACTAAAAAATGTGAGGAATTGAAACTAGCAGTAGGTAGTACTATTTCAATTACTGACCTGTTGAAAACTGTTGTGAATAACTATACTATGTACTATGAATGTTCTAACAAAGTAGACGGATGGAACGAATGGTACACCAAGCAAAAAGAAATTTACGAAAAGACTAGGAAGTAATATGAAACTTCTTTCAATCATTATTCTTAGTACAATCATACTAGCTGGATGCGCTTCTACAAAAGAGCAGATGTATTACGAAGCCGCAAAAGCTATCAGTAAAGATAACACAGTATCGCAGACTGCATGTTGGGCTGCTATAACTGAAATCGCAAAATCTGGTGATAGCGGTGCTAAAGTAGGTGCTGTAGCACTAGCAGATAAATGTAAAAATCAACCTGTTGGGATTGAACCTCCAAAAAGAAATTGGCTAGGTTTGTGATCTAAAAAATAATAAAGGAGTAATCTATGCCCATAGGAGTAGTCCATGGCATTACGGTCAACTATTCTCGAGATGAATTGTTTGATGATTTAGGTATTAAACGTCTTCGCGAATCATATATGATGGAAAGCGAAGCTTCTCCACAAGAAAGGTTTGCATATGTCTCCGCAGCGTTTGGAAGTAATCCAGAACACAGTCAGCGTCTTTACGATTATTGCAGTAATCACTGGCTTAGCTACAGCACACCTATACTCTCTTTTGGACGCTCGAAGCGGGGTCTTCCTATTAGTTGCTTTCTACCTTATTTGGATGATAGTTCTGAAGGTCTGGTCAATACTTTATCAGAAGTTAATTGGCTTTCCATGCTCGGAGGAGGTGTAGGAATTGGAATTGGTATACGTAGTGCAGATGATAAGTCTGTCGGTGTTATGCCCCATCTTCGTACTTATGATGCTTCGTCATTGGCATATAGACAGGGACGTACTCGTAGAGGCAGTTATGCTGCATATTTGGATATCAGCCATCCTGATATCTTATTATTCCTTGACATGAGGAAACCTACAGGTGATCCTAACATGCGAGCGCTTAATCTTCATCATGGGATTAACATCACTGATGATTTTATGCACATTATTGAAAAATGTATGCTTGATCCAACAGCTGACGATACGTGGGAACTAAAAGACCCGCATGATGGATCGGTTAGGGAAAAAATATCAGCTAGAGAATTATGGCAACGTGTTCTTGAGCTTAGAATGCAGACTGGGGAACCATACCTACACTTTATCGATACTAGCAACAAACTAATGCCTGAGTTTCAAAAGAAACTTGGATTGAAAATTAGACAGAGCAATTTGTGCTCAGAAATTATTTTACCAACCGATAAAGAAAGAACAGCAGTATGTTGCCTATCGTCTGTGAATTTGGAGTATTATGATGATTGGAAAAATAATAAATCCTTTCTTCGGGACGTTGCAGAAATGCTTGATAACGTTCTTCAGTATTTTATTGATCATGCTCCTGATAGCGTATCGAGAGCAAAGTATTCAGCTATGCGTGAACGGTCTATTGGTATTGGTGCTCTCGGTTTTCATGCTTACCTCCAAAAGATACAAGTCCCGTTTGAATCAGCGCTGGCTGTAAGCAAAAACAGACAGATGTTCAAACATATTCGTGAAGGATTAAATCGTGCAAACCTTGACCTTGGAAAGGATCGTGGTGAAGCTCCTGATGCTGTGGGCACTGGGTGTAGGTTCAGCCACCTTATGGCTATTGCTCCCAATGCTTCATCATCCATTATTATGGGCAATACCTCTCCTAGCATTGAACCTTATCGTGCTAATGCTTATCGTCAAGATACTCTTTCAGGTGCTTATCTTAATAAGAATAAATGGTTAGATAAAATTATTATGGAGAAATGTAATGCCGATTCTAAGTTGGACTATAACGAAATCTGGTCAAGTATTATCGCAAACGATGGCAGCGTTCAACATCTTGAGTTCTTATCAGACTGGGAACGAGATGTATTTAAGACGTCAATGGAAATCGATCAGAGATGGATTGTACTGCATGCCGCTGATCGCCAACCCTACATTGATCAGGCGCAGAGCGTTAATCTCTTTTTCAGGCCTGACTCGAATATCAAATACATACACGCCGTTCACTTTATGGCTTGGAAGCAAGGACTCAAAACGCTATACTACTGCCGCAGCGAAAAGATTTCGAAAGCTGATAAAGTCTCTAAAAAAATAGAACGAAAAGTCATTGAAGAAATAGATATGAAAGCGTTAGTAAACGACGAAGCGTGTCTAGCTTGTGAGGGCTAATCTTTATGAGAAGACCGCTCCTTTTTGTTACTAGAGAAAAAGAACTTGAAATTATTCAACGTTTAGAAAGCTTAGTAGATACAAGAAAATTTCACCCTAGTAATACAGCTTTAATCCAGGCAAGTGTTGACTATGCAGGTACTGTAGCTATGCATCTATCACATGCTTGGTCTGTAAAAGGTGAAATTATACCTATTATTCCTATAGAGGTTACTTATCCTGATGAGACATATACGTATGTGAGGAGAAAATTTATATACGATATGGAATGGCATCTTAAACATGTTAACTATCAACGTTTTGTAGTAGTTGAAGCTGGTATTATTAGAGGGGGAAACTGGATGTGGATCTTAGAAGAATTTGGTAAGATGGGATTTCATCGAGATAAAGTTACATTGGTCACTATGTACGAAAACATTCACTCACAAGTCAAATCGGATTATGTAGGTGAATATTACGACGATGAAAAACAAGATCTAACCTTTTATTATGAAAAATATAATAAACACTGGCCTACGAATTAGATATGAGTAAAATAGTTCTACTTAAAGATGTCTATGAGTTAAAAGAACAAAAGGAAAAAGAATTAAAATTTTACAAAGAAAAACTATTAGAGTTACAGGAGAAAATGGTTTGGGTAGAGAAAGAACTTAAGCTTACTAAAGATATCATAAAGTTAATAGAAGAAGAAAAGATAACTAACATAGAGACTACTCATGATCAAAAAAACAAAACATAATCTTGCTGATGAACGAAGTTATTTTAAACCGTTCAACTACCCCTGGGCATACGAATACTGGTTAAAGCATGAACAAGCCCATTGGCTTCATACAGAAGTTCCTATGATTGAAGATGTAAAAGACTGGAAGAATAAGCTCAGTGAAGATGAAAAGAAATTCTTAACACACATATTCCGTTTTTTCACCCAGGGTGATATTGATGTGGCAGGAGGTTATGTAAAAAATTACTTACCATACTTTCCACAACCAGAGATAAGAATGATGTTGGCAGGATTTGCCGGGCGTGAAGCATTACACATAGCTGCGTACTCTCATCTAATAGAATCTCTAGGAATGCCAGAGACTACATATTCGGAGTTTAACGAGTACGCTGAAATGCGTGAAAAGCATGACTATTTGTTAAATTTAAGTACACAAAATACAACGAAAGAGTCGACTGCAGAACATATCGCAGCTTTTTCAGCGTTCACCGAAGGTATGCAATTGTTTAGTTCCTTCATTATGTTATTAAATTTTCCTAGACATGGTAAGATGAAAGGTATGGGTCAGATAGTAACCTGGTCTATTGTTGATGAGACTATGCATGCTGAAGCAATGATTAAGTTATTCCGTACATATATAGAAGAAAACAGAGAGATATGGAATGACGATCTTAAATCTAGAATTTATACCATTGCGACTAAGATGGTTGATTTGGAAGATAAGTTTATTGACTTGGCATTTGGCATGGTACGGGTGGCTGATCTGGACGCTGCTGACGTTAAACAGTACATCCGCTATATTACTGACCGTCGCCTTATTAGCTTGGGTCTTAAAGGAATCATGAAGGTAAAAAAGAATCCATTACCCTGGGTCGAAGAAATGATTAATGCACCTACGCATACTAACTTTTTTGAAAATCGAGCTACCGATTATGCTAAAGGTGCGTTATCGGGTGACTGGTCTGATGTATGGGGAAAAGCTGCGTGAAAGAAAAATTTGTGAAAGCGCATATGAGAGTAGCCCATATCTATGCTGAACTCTCACATGCAAAAAGGTTGAAGGTAGGCGCGATTGTTGTAAAAGACAATCGCGTTATTAGTATTGGTTATAATGGTACTCCAGCAGGATGGGGTAATATATGTGAAGACCATGTCTATGAACCAGATGGATTTAACATTAATATAAAAACTAAACCGGAAGTTATTCATGCTGAAGCTAATGCTATTGCCAAGCTTGCTAGAAATCATGAGTCCGGGTTAAATGCGGATATGTTTATTACTCATGCACCATGTATGGAGTGTGCCAAATTAATTTATGGAGCAGGTATTAAGCAAGTCTATTTTAAGCAGCCCTACCGTGATTATTCAGGTATACATTTTCTTAATAAATGCAATATCGGAGTAGAACAGGTTGAATAAACACTACACATGCGATAGTTGTGATGCAGAATTCAAGATCAAACATACATTGGATGACCATTACTATGAGGTAATGTTCTGTCCTTTTTGTGGTTCAGATATTGAAGAAGAGGAAGAAGATGAGGTAGATGATTACGAATAATTGGACATATCATGGTGAACCATTTGTTGAACCTGGAGAATATTATGGATTCGTTTATTGCATCACAAATTTGCTATCTGGTAAGCGGTACATCGGTAAAAAATTTTTCTGGTCTGTTAAAAGAAAACAAGTTAATAGAGTTAGAAAACGTTACAAGGTTGAATCAGACTGGAAGGAATACTGGTCATCTTCCGAAGACCTCAAGGAAGACGTGCGCACTATTGGACCCGAACATTTTAAACGGGAAATCCTTCACCTATGTAAAAACAAAGGTACAACAAACTACCTAGAAGCTAAAGAGCAGTTTGTACGTGAAGTACTAGAATCTAAGGATTGGTACAATAGTTGGATACAAGTCAAGGTGCATCGTAGTCACTACAAGCCTTGACTTTTTTTAAATTTGGGGCTATAATGTAATTATGAATACACAATACACCACCTCATTTACCGAAGAAGATCGCAAACTATTCAGAGAATGGTTACGTAGTCATCTTTCTTATGGACCTACAAAAGTAACATTTACAAAGAAAGACGGTACTGTTCGCACCATGAACTGTACTACTAAGTCTGAATTAGTAGAAGCTTACGAAAAAAAGACAGACAAACCCCCTAACGAAGAAACATGTTTTGTTTATGATTTAGATAAACAAGCTTGGAGATCATTTAGATATGACTCTATTACTAATGTGACGTTTATAGTATGAGTAAAGTTACTTCCCCATACGGTGACGAACCTAAAGGTATTACACCTGGTGATCGTTATAACACTAAACTGGCTGTTGCCTTCAATTGGTATAATCAGGAAAAAGATAAGAAAGACGCAAGAAACTTTTTGCGTTACTATATTCAATCAAAAAATAAAACTGCAGTAAAACTATTCGATCAGGTACCGGACCAAAAAATAGATAACACGTTTGGGTGGTTATCCCGCCTAGTTATGACTGGTTCAGTACTCTCCCCCGAACATCAGCAACGTTTGGATCAGTATACAGTTACGCTTTTAAACTATAAGCCTAAAAAAGCTACGGTATCTCTGGAAACTGTTAAACGCCCTCACGTACGTGAAAATATGGAAGAGAAGGTTAAAGAATACCTAGGTAACCTCGAAGGTGAACTAGACGCACCTAATGATTTAAATTTATTTCAAGATTTACAGCTTAAGAATATTCCCGCACCCTATCTTCCTTACCTAGCACAATTTATTGCTCGAAAAGCAAGCGAGTTTATTGATGTATATGAAAGTGACAGTCCAGATATTAAAGAAGGGTATAGTAACTTTAATAAACGTCGATTAACAAGTACGTTAAAATTGCTTGCACAATGGAAAGAAGATATTGCTAAGTATGAGCAATTTAAAAAAGCTAATCGCAAACCCAAGGCTAGAAAGACCAAGTCTCCGGTTGAGCAAGTTTCTAAGTTAAAGTTTCTAAAAGAATCTCCAGAGCTTGAAATTAAATCAATCCATCCTACCGAACTAGTAGGAGCTTCTCAGATCTGGATATACAATACCAAATATAAACGTTTATCTGTTTATCGCTCTGAGTCTTCACAAGGTATGCAAGTTAAAGGTACTACATTACAAAATTACGACCCAGAAATTTGTGAGCAGAAAGCATTACGTAAACCTAAGGAGGTGCTCAAGAAAGTATTAGACTCCGGTAAAGTTCAGTTGCGAAAAATACTATCAGAACTTAACACTAAAGACCTTCCTGTTAATGGAAGAATCAACGAGGAGTGTTTGCTTATAAGAGCAGTAAAATGATTATCATTGATTATAGTCAAGTAGTAATATCTACTCTCATGTCTGAAGTTGGAAGTCGCTCAGATGTAGAGATTCAGATAGAGTTACTACGCCATATGATTATTAATACTATTAGAAGTCATAAGGTAAAGTTTCAACGGGAGTACGGTGATGTTGTAATTGCTTGTGATAGTAAAAAGTATTGGCGTAAGCAGTACTTTCCATACTATAAAGCCAACAGAAAAAAAGCTCGTGAAGATTCTGGGTTTAATTGGGCGGCAATTTTCGATGCTATTAATACTCTGAAAGAAGAATTGAGAACATTCTTTCCCTACAAAGTTATTGAAATTGAAGGTGCCGAGGCTGACGACGTTATTGCTTGTTTAGTTAAATGGTCAGCTGAACATGATCTTACTGATGCATTATTTCCTGAACCCAAACCTTTACTGATTATCTCCGGGGATCACGACTTTAACCAGTTACAGAAATATAAACATGTCAAACAATTCTCTCCGGTTCAAAAAAAATTTATTAAGCCAGACTCAACGCCGCAGAGAATTATACTGGAACATATTATCAAAGGAGATAAGGGAGACGGAATACCAAACGTACTTACTTCTGACGACGCCATCGTCCAAGGAGAAAGGCAGCGCCCGGTTTCGTCGAAAAAATTAGAAGAATGGACGAGCGACCCAACATCTATGCCCCAGGATGATAATTTTAAGCGTAACTATCAACGTAATCAGACGTTAGTGGATTTTGAATTTATACCAGATCATATAAATCAGTCTATTATAAATAGCTTTGTAGAATACCCTATAAAAGATAAAAGTCAGATTTTAAATTATTTGATTCAACATAGAATGAAACAAATGATCGAACATATTGAGGAACTATAATGACCTTAACAATCCCAGAAATACTTGATTTAATTAATCAAGCAAAAACAAAAAAAGAAAAACTAGAG